TTGGACTCACCCCCCAAAAAATAGAACAATATTATAGAATACTTGGGGAACACCTTGGCGACATCGTTGGTTCTTTACCTGGGTTAGATCCAAACCGGGCTTATTGTGATATTCGCGACCCGCTAGTCCCGACACCGGTAGCAATGGGGCTAACTCAGGTACAACTAGAAGCACAAATTGATAAACAAATTGATTCCAAAATAAAAAAGGTGCAGGGATTATGCGACCTAATGAAGGCGAATTTCTCGTTTCAGGCAGAGATTGAAGAATTTACAGCCACTCTCGGACCACCGCAATTCTATACAGACCTTCTGGCGAAGATTTCCTCTTACAGTAATGCAGCAGCTAACGCAATCAAGGAAGCACTTTTACAACAAGCTAAAGCACCATCGCAGGCGCTAGCCGGCACACCAATAGAAGAAACTCAAATGTATCAGGCTGCTAACCAGTTTTATGGTGATTCAAAGCTTGCCCTAGAACTTAGTATCGCCTCTCACCTACGGTCCACAGAAGCCTCTGCTGGACATATAAAATGGTCTGTAAGCGGCGGTAACACCGGCGAGACATCCTTTACTTTTCTGGGAGAGAATAGAGTAGGAATATATTACAAACCACCGGGTGAAAATATGAAACTCATCTCGTCGTTCGAGTTATCTGAGACAAATAAACCTGGTGATAATATAAGCCCACATGATATGCATAATACCTATGGACGCCCAAACCTTTGGCTGAAGAGAATGGGATATCCCCCTGTGGGACAGGGTGACAGTATAGAAAGAATTGGACGTATGCTCAAGGGCGCAACTTCTATAGCTAGCGCACATTTAGACCCGTCAGACCCGAACCCATATAAATTTGGTTTACTGGCAGAAAATACATACGAGACAATCAAAGATCAACTAAAAAACTTTTATTTGACTGATCGTGGACAGCGTAAACTACGAAAAATCACCGCCACTATGGCAGAACCAAATTTTACTACGGTGGACGACCCGCTCTGTTTAAACCCCAATGAAGAGGTTATAGCAGTTGCTGCATTAGGGGGAATACAGGTCCGGATAGTAAACTTCCTAATGAATGCCGGACCCCTGTCACGAGTCTATATGTCTTGGAAAACTCCGGACACGGTTAAAATGGTCTCTTCATATTTGGCAGCAGAAATAGAAAAAGATATGAGAGAAAAAAACATATTAGATTTATATTATAATTCTATCCAATATATTGAAGATTTTATGCCGAACGACCGGCAAGATAAAATAGTACGACAAGAAGATCCGGATGGTCCAGCCCCAGAAATTACATTTGATATCAGATCTAAAGAAACAGTGAGGGCAAAATTAGAATATATAGTTGAACAGTGTTTTCTACAAATGCTTAAACGCCTTGAATTTAACAGAGCATCCACTACGGTAAACAAAAACATTTTTGAAGATAATATGACCGGGGATTGGTTCACCGCACTAGCAGAATATGTCCAAAGTGGAACATCGGAAAGACTAAGAAGCCTAGGCGATGATATATATAACCAATATGACTTATCAGAAGCTTCTTTATCTAATGCTACTTTGATAGACGGACAGTCCTCCCTCGGACCAATATCCCCAGCCATTTGGGGTTCAGCAGTCTTTCAAAATTATGTTCCCGTACCTCTAACAATCGCTCTGAATATTATTCATTATGACAAGGGTGTCAACTTTGTTAAAAAGTTCCCATCGCTGAATTTTTATGCTGGACAGCGGGTTGCTTTGGCGGATGACGCTCTACTGAGCGCAATCAATGATCAAAACATTACAATTTTCAGTCACCCATATGATGGGTATCCTGTTGTCATTGGCGGCAATACATATTATTCAAAGGAAGAAGTGGAGAAAAGAATTGAATTTCTTGAAGAACAAAGACAGCGAATATTTAGTCTTGAGAGAATGTTCGGACCACTAGCAACGCTTCAAACTTCATATGCCCCTAATTCTTATCTCCAGCGGGCGGCAAACGAGTTTGGCGACCCGATAACAGATGACGACGGCAACCCGATAAAGCTTGAACAAAACGTGACCCAATTCAAAGTATCGTTTAACCACATATATTCAAACCCGAGAACATTTAGAGAGTTTAGAGTTCTATATCCTACGGTTGCCGGGCAAAAGAAACTTATTATCGCAGCCTTGAAATACGATTTCATGTCTCGTCATGAAAACCTAGCGATCGCGATGGGCGCACCCGATTCTCAGAGCGGATCAATGCAGTTTAATCCATGGGCTTGGTATGAACGTGCCAGACTAATAGGCTGGGCACCGTCTGACGATGCAGACGCAACTCTCATCGCAGCCTACAAAGACGCTAACGACCACCCCAACGCATCCGAACAAGCTAGGGCGATCACTGTATTTCTGAGAACCCACCAGCTTAAGCAAAATATGTGGTCTCCCGGAGTATATGATAATAACCACATCACTACAATTTTAAATTCTGGACTAGGATCAATATCAGAAGATGCAAGAAACGATATATTTAGTTGGTCCGGCGCGGGCAGCGCTCTACTCACTTTGACGGCGATCGGACCTTGGCTAATAGGCGCATGGATGGGCTCCGTATACGACGGCATCGCAAACTTTTTTGATGGCGGTGATGTCTTTCGCGACCCCGATGAATCTGATTCTTTAAGGTCTCTTCGCGACACCCCGGCCGCGACCCGTTATGGAACAGTAAACTTATCAACTCCGGAAGATATGTATGACTGTGCTAAAGCTTTACCGGCACACGAAAATACTTTGGAGAAAGTGGCGATTAATCATTTATATTATGAACTTGCTACTAAATCAAGGGATATTAAGCCACTTGTAGACCCACAGTCACAGTTCAATGAAATAGAAGAGCTAAAAGAATATATTGCAGCAGACCCAACTCCCCAATCTAAATTTCCAGCATACTTGAATATTGACGGCGAACCGGCAGTATTCTTCAGTACTGACGAGCTAGAAGAGAAGATAAGGGAAATCCGCGCATCGTTACTGTTTACAAGTATTGCTGTTTTAAATGAACACAGGTCTACCTATGATCGCCTATGGAGAGAGGCAGATAGTTTAGAAAGATCCGCCGAGGCTGCCGCCGAACAAGATCTAGACGGGATGAGCATTGCCAGTTGGATGGTGAGGACCTACTCCACAGCTATGATTAGCGGGTCATCGGCTTCGCAGTCTTTTCAGAATATTGTAGACAATATAAGCAGAGAATTCAAGAACTTCCTCAGACTCGGGGGTTTAGACCTTCAAGAGGGAATTGATTTGGAAGATGGTATTGAGGATTTCCTCGCGGATTTAGTAGAAATTTTAGCGTCATTTAGTGCTTATGGCATTGCCGACGCCGGCAGGGATGAGGACGCGCCGACCCGAAACCTTATTTTCAACTGGAAAAATCGCCTCATCGGAACGCGTGTAGACCAAAGAACGATGGCAGTAGGGCTTAGTGGTCTCCAGGATATCGCCGGCGGCGACTACGGCCAGCCGGGCGTAATGGATAGCGTTGATGATATCCAGGACCTATATGATAGTATAAGAAACTCGGGCATACCAATAAATGGACAATTCACCTACGAGTTTAGAAAAGAAAGAATTTTGTCGGATTTAGATACTCTAGAAAATGAGTTATCCCGTCACCAAATTGAATAATAGAGATATTTAGGTATAAGGCGGTAAAGAAACATGTCAAAGTTAGAAGGAATTTCTGTAAGGCTACCTTTAACCTACGATCCAATAGATGGTCCATTTAGGTTGAATAAGAATATTGGTCAAACAGTAAAACAAAATTTTAAGAACCTGCTCCTTACAAGTCCAGGTGAAAGAATCATGATACCAGATTTTGGGGTAGGGCTAAAAAGATTGTTGTTTGAAAATATAGATCCGAGACTGCGTGAAAAAGTTATTGTATCAATAAATGAACAAACCAGAAGGTTTATGCCATTTGTTGTTATAGAAGATGTCAGATTTGCACCGGTAACTGACGCACTAGGAGAGGATACAAATAGAGTGGCTATTTCCATAAATTACAACCTTGGCTCAGTGGACAGTAAAGATACTCTCACGATAGCCTAAATAAACCCAATAAGAACACTAATTATTGAAGCAAACTGGGGAAGTTATATGCCGAAAAGACCCATATCTTATACAAACAGAGATTTTAAAAACATAAAAAATGATCTTGTCAATTATGCCAAGAGATATTATCCGTCAACTTATAAGGATTTTAACGAAGCCTCCTTCGGTGCTCTTATGCTAGATATGGTAGCATATATCGGAGACCAACTTTCGTTTTATGCAGATTATCAGGCAAACGAGAGTTACCTGGACAGCGCTCTAGAATATCAAAATATTATTCGCCTCTCTAAACAAATGGGCTTCAAGATGCCCGGCGCTGCTTCTTCCACCGGTACCGCTACTTTTTATATTTTAGTGCCAGCGTCTACAACCGGCGGACCAGATTTAGATTATTTTCCGATATTGAAGAGAGGCGCTCTTCTATCTTCTGACGGCGGCAATGTATACACTTTGAACGAGAATGTAAATTTCTCCAATACCAGTAATGAAATAACTGTAGCAAGAGTTGATTCTTCCACCGGCTCCCCAACTTGGTATGCTGTGAAGGCATTTGGACAAATACTTTCGGGGCAAGAGTTAGAAACATCTCTAATTGTTGAAGACTACCAGAGATTTTTCAAAGCAGAAATAGATGCCGAGAACGTTTCCGAAATATTATCAGTAACAGACTCTCAGGGAAATGAATATTACGAAGTTGATTTTTTATCCCAAGACACGGTCATCTCCCAAGTTCCAAATTATGGAGATGAAAAAGAGACAGTTCCATATGTTCTAAAATCTAAATCAGTGCCACGAAGATTTACAACGGAATATGATGCTATTGGAAATGTATCAATACAATTTGGATATGGATCCTCGGAAAATCTAACAAGCGATTTGATTTCCGACCCGGCAGATGTTGTACTTGATGTCGTTGGCAGGACACACACCACAGATGTAACCTTTGATCCAACGAATTTGATTACCAGTGATAAGTTCGGAGTTGTTCCCGAGAACACAACCTTGATAATAAAGTATCGTTCAAATACCCAGGAAAATGCTAATGCGAAGAGCGGAGCAGTCAACTCGGTGGTCAACCCAGATTTAGTGTTCAAAGAGCGCTCAAGTTTGAACCGGAATACAATGACTGAGATAATACAGTCTTTGGAAACTTCCAACGATTCGCCGATAACCGGTGATACAAGCGTCTTGCTGCCCGAAGAAATACGAGAACGTGCCTATTCGGCATACGCCTCTCAAAATAGAGCAGTAACAAAAACAGATTATATCTCGTTATGCTATAGATTACCCTCAAAATTCGGAAGAATTCGCCGAGTCAATATAATAAGAGACAGCGACTCCAACAAAAGAAATCTAAATTTGTATGTCTTGTCCGAAGATAGTGAGGGTGATTTGTCTATTGCCAATACTACACTCAAGACAAACCTTAAAAACTGGTTGAACTCTTACCGGATGATGAATGATACACTAGACATTATGGATGGAAAAATAATTAATTACGGGGTTAACTTTGAGGTGATAGTTGATGCCACAGCAAACAAGTATGAAGTACTAAGCGATTGTGTAGATAAAATAAAAGATTCTGTAATCAATATAAAGAAAAACTTTGGCGATCCAATTTATATAACGGACTTTTACAAAGCACTAAATTCTATCCCTGGTGTTGTGGATACCACAACCGTTGAAATAGAAAGTAAGTCCGGAGGTGTCTATTCCTCCTCTTACCACAACATGGACTCAAATTTATCTGATGATGGAAGATATATAAAAATCCCAGCAAATGCAGTTGCAGAATTGCTGTTTCCAGATGAAAATATTCAAGGAGTTATTAGGTAAATGGCAATAAAGAGATATTTTGCAGAAAAAGACAACACAATCACAAACGCATTTAAAAGTGATTTGTCTACACGAGGCACCGGCTCAAACATGGGCGCTTCAGATATATTAGAAACCTTTGTGATCCATGGTCAAACATCAGCATCCGTTAGCGCTCAAAATGCGGAGCAGTCTAGAGTTTTGCTACAGTTCAATGTCCAAAATATTTTGGATGATATCTCCAACGGAATCATTCCGTCATCTAGTGTAGAATATAAACTAAAAATGTATAACGCTCCCCATGGGAATACAACTCCTTTGAGCTTTAGCCTCGGAGTATTCCTGCCGTCAAAAGACTGGTCAGAGGGTTCTGGTTTGGATATGGAAAACTATTCTGATGCAGGTTCATCAAACTGGGAATATGCGACAGCCACTACTGCTTGGTCAAATACGGGAAGCGATTACCAGACAGCGGCCGGATATTCTTCTAGCTTTCACTTTTCTGGCGGCATTGAAGATATGGAATTAGATATTGGAAGTTTTGCCATGGACCGCTGGCGCTCCGGCGAGCTTAGTAACTATGGTTTTCTGTTTAGAATGGACGATGAAGTTGTTTCTGGAGCCGAAGGATCATATTACACAAAGAGATTTTTTGGCAGAACCAGCGAGTACTTCTTTAAGCGACCCATAATAGAGGCTCGTTGGGATTCTGCAAGAAAAGATAACCGTGCAACCTTTGTACAGTCTAGTAGTTTAGCACCAGCGACGGACAACATAAACACTGTTTATCTATATAATAATATTCGCGGTCAACTTAAGGATATTCCTGGATTAGCCGGCACCGCACAGAACGTGTTGATAAGCTTATACAGCGGAAGCTCCGGCGCTCCTGATGGGGCCTCGCTTGAAATAATAAATTCTTCTGGAGAAACCGTCACAAATATTACCGGCGGACTTCTTATAGAAAACGGCAGTAACATAACCGGCATATACAGTGCTTCCTTCGCGTCAACAAGCACACTTACAGAGATATATGACGTGTGGCATTCGGGATCGGTACAATATTATACGGGGTCAATCCTGCCAAAATCTATCAACGCTAAATCTCTCTTGTATGAAGACGAATATATCACCGATGTTACAAATTTGAATAGTTCTTATTTGCAGGGTCAAACCCCAAGACTTCGTGTATTCGCCCGCAAAAAGAATTGGCAGCCAAGCATTCATACCGTTGCAACTTCTGAAATAAAACCAGAGGTAATTGAATCCGCTTATTATAGAGTTTCTAGAACGGTAGATGATATGGAAATATTACCGTTTGGTACAGGCAGCTACAATTACACACAGCTTTCATATGATGTTAGCGGTAACTATTTTGAACTTGACACCTCCAACTTTGAGTCGGGCTATTCTTATAATCTCCAATTTTGCTATTATTTGCAGGGGTCCTACCGCCAACAACCTGAAGTATTCAAATTTAGGGTAGAAGAAGACAAGGCATGAGTATAAAAGGATTATTTGAAAAGAGCAGACAAGCAACCACCGTCAACAAATATCTCAAAAAGACGGCTGCTGATGCTACTGGCGAAGGAATAGAATCCGCCGCTCATCTTAGTGAGAGCATTAAAAGAGACCGGGCATTTATACCCCCGCTAAATTATGCAGACCCCGCTGAGTTCGTAAAGTATGGGTCAGCAGAGAAATATTACTCTTTATCATTTGATCATATATCCGGAAGCTATCCATATGATGGATCTTCATTAGAACAAACTAAGTTCTACAATGATCTGAACCCGTTAGAAAAGTACATCTTAGATGAAAAATATCCTAAGTCAACAGGGTATGTCACACTCGGGACTTCATACGGAACACCAATAAGCCACTCTTCAGGATATTACTCCTCTTCTGTAGAATATATCCAAACCAAGGGTGGCCCACAAATCGGAACAATTTATTCTACTTCTGATAATAGAACAAATAACTTATCGTTTGGTGGCGTCTCTGGTTCAACTGTTGAGTTCTTTGTCAAAAAGGATTGGGCAGTTTCACAGGTCACTTCATCCCGAGAAGTTATATTTGATGTGTGGAACGGGAATTTGTCTTCTTCACATGACTACGGCAGATTTACTCTTGCACTAAGTTCTGAAGAACAGGATAGATTCTTTCTAACGGTCCAGTCGGGCTCCACCGGGTTTTATGAAATCCCAGTTCCGACAACTGGCGGATTAGACTTAGGGTCTTCACAGTGGAACCAGTTCTCTTTATCGGTTGACACCAACGGTACTACTACAAAGATTGATCTATATCAATCTGGAACTTGCGTGGGTCCACAGATAACTCAAAATAGCGATATAAACATTGTTGAGGGATCACTTACAAGCAATATTGGTGCTTTACGCACAGCTACTTCTGGGACAGCAGATTCTTCAGATGCGAGCATGCTTGGTTGGGGAAAACTTTCTGGCTCTATTGATGAGTTCCGTTATTGGAAATCTACCCGCTCATCAGAAGATGTTGGAAAAAACTGGTACGGAAGAGTATACGGTGGCTCAGATAAATATATAGCGAATGTTGATCTCGGAATATATTACCGCTTTAACGAGGGGATCACCGAGAATAACGCCGTTGATAATATAGTACTTGATTATTCTGGAAGAATATCTAATGGTCAAATTGTAAACTATGTGCCAGAATCTAGGAATACAGGATCGGCAATAAACGAAATAAGCGTATCTTCCTCTGTATTGACATTCCGAGAAGCCGGCGACCCGATTATTCGGAATGAAAGCGCCATACTAATAAATGACAGAAGCAACCTTGTCAATCTTGGTATAGAGTATGATCGGTTTAACTCCTCTAAGATAACCGATATGATCCCAACCTGGATAATAGAGGAAGATAAAGATTCTGAGAACGAGTTGCAAAATGTTACTCAAGTTATTGCTAGCTACTTTGATACTTTGCACGCTCAAATCGGGGCTCTTACAAAGGTAAGAAACAATGAGTATATCAGCGGTAGCGCTACCGGCAGCATAAGCCATTTCCCACACAACGATAGGATATTGGAAGCTGTTGGTTTTGACGCACCAGAATTATTTGAGAACGCTACTCTCATTGAGAAGTATCTACAAAAATCAGATAAGATAGATTTTGATCAGTCACTACCGGACATTAAAAACTCAATCTACAAGAACATATATAATAATCTCACGTATATTCTGAAATCCAAAGGTAATGAAAAATCAATAAGAAACACAATAAGATGTTTCGGGATTGACGATGAGGTGGTATCGCTAAACATATATGCGGACAATCAAGATTATAACTTAGATACTGAATATAAAATGGCAGTCTCGCACAAAAAGTATGCAGACTTCTCAGGACTTAGAAATAGACAGGATTCGTTTGGATCAATCTACCAACATTATAATTCCGATAATCCTAACTCTGCCGGACTTATAAAAGGAAGCAATACACTAGCGCCACATGCGTTTACTGCTGAAGCCGAAGTTATATTCCCGGATCGCTCAGGTATTGCTCGGCTTTCATATGAGCCTATAGCGGTTACTGACGTTAGTTTATTCGGATTCAATACTCCTGCCATCACCGACCAGACATCTACCGAGACTGCTTGGGCTAATTATGGAAGTGACCATGGACTGAGAGTAGCTGCGGTTAAGTCGCCATCTGAATATGCGGAGATTACAAGCCCCGGACATGCTGTCAAAGACGCCTATTTCGCAGTTTATGACCGTGCCGGAACCCTCGTGGTTAGTAGCTCTATCTTCCAGAATGTCTACGAAAATAGGAAATGGAATTTCGCTCTTTCTGTGCGTCCAGAGAAATACAATTTTGCTGATGGTGTCTTCGGCACAGAAATTGACTCACCGACCGACAAATATATTTTAGAACTATATGGTGTAAGTTACGATACGGGGATCAAAAGAAATAGTTTCTGTGTTACTTCATCTATTGGCGCTACTAGCGGTTCTGCTATAGTCGCCAGTAGCAAACGGATGTTCTTGGGAGCACACAGAAATAATGTAACTGGTACCGTCACGAACTACAGCGATGTACGAGCTTCAAGTTTACTATATTGGACAGATTATATTCCAACGGGGACCGTAGACAATCACTCTAAAGATGTTGATAACTTCGGACGTAAAAACCCATTCAGGAATACTTTTGGCTTTCAGACGGGATCAAATGTAAATTATATTCCAGAAATAGAAACGCTAGCCCTCAACTGGGACTTTGTAACAGTAACCGGAAGTGACACCCTGGGTAAATTCTCGGTAGAAGATTATTCTTCGGGCTCTGCTGCCAACGGATATGCCAGTATGTACCAGGGCAGCGCCTTAAGCTCTATAAACCTGCGCCAACATACAGGCATGGGTAACTTCTTTAAGGCAAACTCACAGCCCGTACAAAAGGAATATGTAGAAACTAATAAGACCCAGGCACCCGAGTATGTTGCTAGCAGCGATATGATACAGGTTTTGGATCATGATGTAGAAATATTCGCCCCTAACCGCCGCCCAGCAAACTATTTCTTTGCTCTTGAAAAAAGCATGTATCGGAGCGTCTCAAATAGAATACTTCAACTGTTCGCTTCTATAGATGATATGAATAATCTGATTGGTGAGCCAGTCAACAAATATAGACTTACCTACAAATCCATGGAAAAGCTTAGAGAAATCTTTTTTCGGAAAGTAGAAAATACACCAGATCTAGAAAAATACGTAAAATATTATAAGTGGATTGATTCGTCCATAGGTCAAATGGTTCAACAGCTTTTCCCGGCATCAGCCCGGCATACCGAAGATATAAGAACTGTCATTGAAAGTCATATCCTAGAGAGACCAAAATACCAGTATCACTTTTTGGGTAACAAAAAAATGATCAACTATCCTTTGCCTATGGGTGACGGGATTGTACAATCTTTAGGGCAATCAAACAACAGGAACACAAGAGGCTGGCAATATGCCCACGCTCCAATCCCCCTTGACGAAGCCGAAAATGGGTTTTGGTGGAAAACGAGAGCCGAGAGAACTATATCACAGCTATCACAGTCGGGGACAGGTATAAACTCTGACCGAACTGGTATACTCGCAGCGCTACAGTCTGAGTTTACGAGCAGTCAAAGAGTTTATGTTACTGCTGAGTTCCTCATCGGACAAGATCCACAAGAGGAAAGATTTGAGCAAAGACGAAGCCAGGCTCCTGCCGAAAGAGATATTGTTTTTGATCGGTTTGAACCCCTTCCACAATCATTGGAAACGCTAAACCCGAACATCCGCCGACCCATTAGGTTTAGGGTAATCAAGGACGGCGTCAACTACACCTCAAACATATTAGCACCTTTCCGGGCATATAGCTCCAGCGTAAACACAGGTTACCGAGCAACCCTGGAAAATGCTGGCGTTGTAGGCGTGGACTTTACAAACTATCATCCGCGACAAATCTCCCTGCAGGGACCCTTTGGCTTTCAGCACGTTGGTGGAGTTCACGCCCGGCACAATCCGCCGCTAGCTCAAGTAGACAGAAGCGAAATATTCAATCTAAGCATCTCTTCGGGAACAGGCTCTATAGTTTCTGTTGGACCAGGAAACATTTCAGCGGGTCACCTTACTCGTGGGATGACGGTCACTTCGCCGGCAAACATTAGAAATATAAGAACAACTACTGGATCTATATCTCCGACCGCCGGCGTTAGTGTAATCGGCAACTATAAGAATACCTATGAGATTGTCCAGACAAGTGACCGCCGTACAATCAACACAGATTTTGTCCACAATAACTCAAACTACTATAGTGGCGGGATAGTGTCCTCTTTTGTAACGAGCCCGTCCAGCCGTGCCCTAGGTATGACTGGGTCCACGGATTATCTTTCTTCACGCCAAACCGGCTCTGCAAGAACAAACAAATCTGTTATAGCTCAACGGTTCTCCTCTCCCGGCAGCTATCAAGACTCTTCACAGTTATTCCGAGATCCAGCATCAGATCAACTATCTCCAAATAATGCACTTCCGTACCGAAATATAAATATCCGGCGTGCCGGGAACTTTGGATTTATGGCAGGTGCCGGTATAACATCTTTCTTAGCCGCCCCGGCTGAGTGGGGAGGGTTCATTACAGATATCAACTCTTCTGTTTATTTACCGGATCTTGGACCGGAATCTTTGAATACGGTATTCAATGCCGGCAACGTTCCGGCTTCGTTTGCTGCCGCTACAAGCAACGCCCAAGGTCCAAACATTCTGTCGGTTCCTGCCAACGGCCTCGCTAGCCCCTTCCACAAAACTCAAAGGAACCAGACAAAAAGAATTAAATTGTCTGGGGAATCCTTCATCACAGGTTCCCAGAAGGATAATGCGTTCGTAACAAGACCTGTCCCATCGGCAGATAACTTCTCCTGGTTCTTATCGTTATCAGGGTCTGATACTACTGGATCTCTGAATATGGATCAATATATCCAGTCTGGATCAAGGTACCCGGAGAGAGTTCTTGTATCGCCGAATTCCCTGCCATCTAGTGCCATCTCTTTTGGTTCGTCAGTTATAACGGGCTCCGGCACTGATTTAAAATATATCTGGTCGTTACCCACCGGATTCGGACCTGTGAGCCAGCTACGAGCAGGTTCGGCACCTCGCGCTGTACATGATAGAAAACATGGCAGAATCCACATATTGCCAACTAATAGTAATCTATCTACCGATACAAAGAGAATCTCGGTTAATAATAAGGAAAAGACATATTCTGATCGTGCTGGAAATATAATTACGCAGAGATATTCTGAAGAATATACAGAACCTCCTGTTACTGCAAAATACTCTCCGCTTATTCATACAATTAGAACATATCGCGGTACTCCGGAGATAACGGAATATAACCAGAAAATGGATGTTGACGTAATATATTCTTACGGTAATGATATGCAAGCGTTTGCCAACAAGGGTCTTAACATAGTTTTTGGGGGTAGTAAAAAGCATATCTCAGGGAAAATTAAGACCCCTTATGAAGTCATTAAGGGACATTACTTATCCGAGGTGCCTCGCTCAATCACCGGTGTAGATAAAATAAAGGGATTTGTATATTCCGAGCAGATATATCCTAAAGAAATACATACATTTTTATCGGGCACTAGAACCAGACAGGTATTCAAATTCACTGCTTGGGAGCCCGATTACCTCCGTCCCACAACCACCGTATCAAGTCTTAGCAACGTTGCTAGTTTATATGATGGCTCAACTATAAAAACTAATGTAAAGACACAATCCCGTCTAAAAACAGAGTTTACCACTTCTCAAGGATATGCTCTAAGAAGTGAGGAGCAAACACCATGGTACAGATTTGAAGATACCATCAATTTGTCCGGCATTTCGGGCGCTGGTACCGGATCAATTTGGCCAATGGATACCTTTATGTACGCCGACAGAGTAGACGAAATGCTAACTGTCACAGCCTTCGCCAGCGGCGGGACTACTGCGGGCGAAAATATTCATCTATACCCAGCCGCCGCCGGACAAATGGCTTCTGGCGAACTGATGAGTTGTAACTACGGTAATGTTATAGACGGACGCGGAATTCCCGCGGCCATTGCTAACAGTGGGTCAACATACTATAATACCTCAAGTATTGTTGCGGCACAATACATATATTCAGTTCCTAATCATAAAAGACTTACGGATGGCACAACACAAATTGATCCGTATCGCCCCGGCGGTATCGCAACTAGACCAGATTGGACAGCGGGATTAGAAAGAAAACTCGTTGAGCCTGCCTTGGGCGAACCGATTTATACACAAAATAGATTTCCCTTCTATAAGAATTATGAGAGTTTTGTGGAGGATATAAGGTTAATCTCTAAAGAAAATACGATTATACCAGAATTTAGAATTTCTGAGCACATGACAAGTTATATCAATCGCTCTAACATGTTGGCTTCTTTCTCTGGTACAATCTCCTTGACCGGTGCGTCTGATCACCTGACAAGCTCCGGACAGCCAGAATTTATGACCAGGTACAGTACCACTGATTTTGTAGAATATTTAGACACGTTTATGGGGTACAAAACAAAAGATCTCCAATTCAACAAGGCACCTAAACAATTTACGATGACATCAGAAGCGGCAGTTAAACTTTTGCCTTATGACGGATTCTACCCCCAGACCAGAACTATAGAGATAGCAGCTTTATTTTCTCAATCATATTCTTCTTATGTAAGTTACAGTGGTCCGGACGGAGATGGAGAAACTGGACATGCCTCGCGACCAGAGAGATTTAGAACAATTCTGGATCCATATTATTCTCCGGGTATACTCTACAACTCTATTAAATCAGGCATAGCAGTTGACCATCCTGTCCGCCGTGCCGGACAGACTTTACCCTGGAATGTCACAGGCTCAGACTATGACCCGTTACAGGGTACACTGACAGGCTCTTGGACAGTCGGCATGGTCGGAGGAGGAGGCATTGAGCCCGGCCAGATACCCGGCTCTCGTCGCCGTCGCGAAACTGGTGCTGAGACAGATTTTGATTTCAGTGCTGAAGCAAGAGCCGGATTCTTTTGGTCCGACCGGATACCCTTTGAATCTTTGCTTAAGCCGCTAGACGATATAAGCGATCTAAAGTCACCTCTGATGCCAAACGATATCAACTCCAACATGGCGATGTTTGTGTCGGCATCGGTGTTAAGTAGCGGATCAATAAAGGATGTTTTATACCGCTCGGCTATATCAAACTTTTTAGCAGCAACCCCGTCGTTCTTCTTATCTGAGAAGCCAGAGGGCGGGCATATGACTAAAATTGTAGCAGAGCTACCAAGAAAGAGCCCTAATACAAACCCCGAAGGTAACCAGCCGGCGAGTTCAACGGAACCAAGAACCGTATCAGTTAATTCTGGAGTGGCATACATGATGGAAATCGGTATGAGAAAAACCGACCAGTTTAATATGTATAGCAACCCATATGCCTTTGGTCCTCCTACTGCTACCGGATCCGCCGACTGGTACCCCAACGGCACGACCACAATACCAGCGACTACCTCTTCTGTGGGTACCGTACCAGAAGGAAAAGATTGGCCGCTGCACCGCGGAGAGTTTGCCCCGTTTACACCACCTTATTATTATGGTCCGAGCCTTGCCCGCATAACCTATATGCCACAGCAGGACAGCGAGGTTACACTAACCAATATACTAAACAGTGATGATATTTATATTGAGTTCCTAAACTCTGACGGAAGATATTATGACTTCGCATCAGGATCCTATTCCTCCCTTACTTCTTCGGCGGCGATCCATGGTGCAGCTACCCCAAATTATATGTGGAATCGTGCCTGGCAGAACAGAATGGATATAGATGCATCCATTGTCATTGACAACTTATTCCCTACCGAAGTCGGCGGAAAAATAAAACCGTTTGATGAAAATAAATGGGTCATCATGCCAAAGTGGGAATGCCCAGTTCTTGATTTCCCCAGAGATGGTACACAGCTTTTTGCAAACGTTGGCATTTTGGAAGGCGGAGGAATTGCAGCAGCCATGTCCGGAGCAACCCTAGACATGGTCCTAGGCGGGGTATCTTATAATGCTGTTTTTGAGAATTTGTCGACCACATATCCAGAAGATTCTACTCCTACCGTTATCGGAATAGCTGATCCCCTCATCTTTCCTCTCAAGCCCAACGCATCAAATATTGCCCGCGCCATCGGCATAAGCTTAAACGCGGCAAGAAAAGAAAATGGTCTTCCAATATTAGAAGTAGATATAACCAAGAACCCGATTACTGTGGTACCGATGGTCAAGGGCGACACAACATTCTCAGGGTCGTCTACCGATGGGTCTATCACACTTGGAACTCTAACAGCAGGAACAAAGATACTTGCCGTAGAATCCACCCCATACAACTTCTCG